GAAGCGCCTCTAATAACTCTTTGTGTAATATCAAAGTCTCCTGACAGTATGTTTGCTGTAATAGCCGTTACCGTTCCACCTTTGACTTGATCAGTCCCTGTTTCGTGTTGATAGTATGTTGATATACCATCTGTATTACCCTGCACGTATGTAGATGATGTAGCTCCTTCCACACCATCTGCATCATACTCTAGTGCATGCGGGCTACCAAATACAGCGGAGTCTGCCCACGCTGTTCTAGCTAATGTACCAACTGTCCATATAGGTCTTCTTGGCGATGAGTCTTGGTAATTATAACAAACCATTCTATTTACAACTGAAGAGTTTGCTGTTGGGTAGAACCACATAATTTCACCAAACAAGTTGTTAAGTCCTACTGTAATCATTTGATTACCGTGTTCCAAGTTTATATCGTCGTATACAAAATCTTCTACAAGACAAGGTAATGTTTCTAAAGCACCGGCATATCTAAAGAAACCATTCTCTGAAAACCAATACGCTGCACCATCCACCTCAACAACTGCATTCTTACCTGCTAGTCCACAGTTAGTTCCAACCTGCACAAAAGCAAATGTAAACGGTTGACCAACAAATCTTTGTAAGAACAAAGCTGTATCTGTGTATACATATATTGCATCTCTACCTCTAATGGCTCCCACGATCCGTGATCCGTCGGCCAGTCTTTGTGCACCGGCTGTATTGTCTGCTGTAGCTGTATAAGTGTTAATATCCTCTCGATCAGAGAATCTTACAAACATATCATCTTGTGTAGTTTTATCTCCAACCGTGGTTTCTGTGCCAAAAAATACTAAGTGTCTATCCGGTGTAGATACGAGCATGTGTCTTGATGCTGTGGGTGCATTTGCAATAATAGTGGCTCTGTTTGATGTAGCATTTGTTGCTGTTGAATCCCACTCAAACACTTCACCATTTACGATTAAACAAATAGCTTTATCACCAAAATTATCAATAGACCACATACCGGGTTCTAGTGTTAAATCTCCTGTTGCTGATTGGTTCCACGCTACGAAACCTGATGTATTTGTAACTGTAGCTCCAGCAGAGTGAGATGCTGCTGTGGTGTTTCTCACACCTCTTGTTACACCTGTTAGAGTGTTACCTGAAATTCCCGTATATTTTATTTCTTCTGTTCCTATTAAAATAAAACTGTCTCCTGACGATGGTAGTTGTGATGTATCATTTAAAGTTATTGTTGTTGTAACTGCATTTATATCTGCAGATAAAACTGTAGTAAAAGCTCCAACTTCTTCTCCACCCCAAGATCCAAGTGACCAACCATCCCCTTTTGCTTGTACATCAGGACCCACGTGATAATAGTGTCTAACTCTAACACCGCCTGAAAAAGAAGTTCCCGTTCCAGATCCTGTTTCTGCTGATGGCATTGTTATTGTAATCGTGCTTGATGTTGGCACTGTGGTTGCCATAAATCTTATGTCATCAAAATCTGATGCACCAAAGTTTGAATCTGTAATAGATGAAAAGTTATCTAATAATACTATGTCTCCTGCTTGTATATTATGATCAGTAGAAAAGTTTATCGTAACTTCAGTTGACCCATTGGCTGTCTTAAAAGCATTTGTAAGTGTTGTTGTGAGTTTAATAGGGTGTATGTCATAGAACACACCACCTGAGTATGCGTATAAAATTCTGTTTGTGCCTATGATAGAGTATTTTCTACTTTCACTATTTGTAAATTGATGCAAGGCTCTTGCTGCACCTGTAACATTGTCAGCGCCTAACTGTTTCCAACCACCTATCTTCTCAGGTGTAGAGTATCTGAAACGGACATTATCACAGTCTATCCACTGACCTTCTGCAGCTGTCGCAGTAATTTGTTTGTTTATACCAGGTTGAAACCCTATCTTTTGTAGCATAGATCTCCAGATTATATTAGATTGCGTTGATATTCAACGTTATTTGACTATTCCTAGCATAGGTCTTTTATCATACAAATTAGACTTTGCAAACTGTCCATCTGCATGATTATAGTGTAGGAATACTTGGCCACATAATTCACCTTGAAAAGGCTCTCTCCAGTGCTCTAACTCACATCCAGAGTAAATAAGCATATCCCCTGGTTTTAGGTCCACTTTTACACCTTTGGGTGCACCAGGCTTGTGTATGGATTTATACTCGTCTATGACGTTGTCAGACCCCGTAGGATCGATAAATATAGGCCAGTTATCTCCACCTAGATTTAATGTAGTCGATATTTCACAGCTAGGTCTATCTTTGTGTCTTCTTAAAATATTACCTTTTTTATAAAGTCTTGTGTAAGAATATGTTGGCACCAGTTTAAGTCCTGTCTTCTTCTGCATCACAGCTATAGTTTTAACTAACAGTGTTTCCATTAATCTATCACCATATTTAGCGTAAGAGTTTGGAACTTGTGGGTCGTTAAAATTACCTACAAGTTTATTGCCAGCATGAGTTACACCATTGTTTAACATCCAGTGATCTGCTTCTGCTGATATTTGTAAATACCTATAGGCTATGTCTGCTACCTCTTTTGATATAGCACCACGAATAACTTGATATTTATTTTTTTTAAAACTCATATTTGTATAAAATTATAAGACACAGATATTCTCCAGTTCTTTTCACCTTTGTCTGTATTCATATTTATATCAACACCGTGAGGAAGCCAAGATGGAAAAAAGATCATACGTCCCTCCATAGGTTCGTAAGCACATACTCTCCATAATGCTTCTGGTAAACTGTCAACTCTTCTAGGCATATGTGTATTTGGTCCTGGTCTAGGATCCTCTAAAAATAGTTTACCTGAGTTCTTTGGCACTTTAATATAGTATACACCTGACCACATTGAGTTAGGATGTGTATGTGTTTTATTGTAACTGTACGTTGGATTAATATTAGCCCACATATTACCAAGTCCTAACTTACCTGTAATACCAAAATCTTTATTACACTCGTAAGCCATTTTAAATAATTCATCGATAAGAGGTTTATATTCTTTTCTCTTATCCATATCTGTTTTACTGTGCCAACCAAAACCAGAGTTTGTTTTCTTTTCTCCTTCAGGATCTGCTTTACGCCACTTTTTTATTTCTTTGAATAGATATTTATTAAGTTCTTTAGCGTTAGGTATGTCTTTAAAATAAACAGCAGTTGGAAATAATATCTTTCTTTGAAGTTGACTCATTTAAATGGTGGTCCTCCAAACCACATCACTAAAGATTTTCTTACACCTTTTTTAACAGGTGCAACTTTGTGTCTTAAGAATGATGCAAAGAATATGGCTTGTCCTTGTTTCAAGGGCAGCGGTTTATGTTCGCCCATCTCTGAAAATAAAAGATCTCCACCTGTAAACTCTGATGGATCTGATAATAAACATGTCATAGATATTTTTCTAATTGGATTCTGACCCTCTTGACCAAAAGCATTTAAATCCATGTGCCAATCATAAAAACCTTTTTTAGGATACACTGTGAACTGTGCTGGTTCTGTTAGTCTTACACCATCAAAATAAAAATGATTTAAGTTTACAATAGATAATTGATTCTCAATAACTTTGTACATCTGTGGTAATTTATCAAAAGGTATCCAAGATATTGTTGTCACTCGTTTCTTCGTATCGTATTTACCTTCTTCACCTCCGCCTACTTTAGCTTGTTCTGGTGCACACTGATGACCTGCATTAATGATCATTTTACATTGCTCAGGTGTAAAAATAGGTTGTGTGGTTGTGGCAACATAAGATTGCCATCGTGGCATTCTTGGTATCATTCAAATTGTCCTTGTCCAGTTCTAGAAGATACAGGATTGTATTCAACATCTACATTACAAACTAATGTTCTTCTTGTTTCTTTTGTCCCATTAAATGGATATACGCAGTGTCTCATGTCATAGGGAAAAACATAAAAGTCTCCTATCTTCATGTTAGGTGAATAATCCGTTTTAGAAAATTGACCGTTAGCTGCACCAATAATTTGTAGTCGTCCGTTCATAGGTTTTTCTTCAGCAGAATATTCTACACCTGTTTCTTTTGGTAATTTTAAAATCATAACAGATGATAAACC